GTGGGCATGGCCGTTCACTAGTGTGCAAATCATTTAAACTCTGTACAATACGGTAGGTCCTATATCCCATGTCCCATGCTTGTTTAGCTAATTGCAGCCCGGTAATATTCTGTTGGGCCGCTGAAATATCCTCAATACTGGCCATGAGAAAATCGGCATGGTTAGGTGTTATTGTTTGCCAGGCATGTGTGTAGCCTGTCCAGCCTGTAAAGCGGCCAATAAGCCGATCACATAACCCATGTGGCAAAAAACCCGGCTCACCATAAACACCAAAACGAAGCGGCTTATCTGTTGCTGTGGGCATTGTTACAGGCAATGCATGGCTGCTGTTGTATACATTATTACTTGAAACCGGGTTCACATAGCAGATTGTGCCTTTTAGCGGGCATGTTCCACATTGAGCATGGTCCGTTTTAGTTTTAATGCTATTGGTAGGTGTTTGCTCGAGCGGTAAAACATAAAGCCCGCTCATGTCACCTGTCTTGCTGTTTTGTGATCGGCTGTGCAGTTTGTTTATTACTGAGTAAATGCCCTTTTTTGCATGCTGCCATATTTTAACCTTGTCAATCATAAAAAACCCCTTAAATTAAATGTGAACGCAACAAAAAGGTCGTGACTTGTTAGCGCAAGTCACGACCACATCGATCATTTTTCTTGCGTTAGACAATACTCCATATAACATCCATATTGCGATCATACAGGGTCATATTTCCGTGATCGTTTATGGAAACAAAGTGTTCGGGCATTTCTTCAGAATCGACGTTGATGATTGTATTGTTGCGCAAGTCATCATTGATCATATCCACAGAAACCCAAAAGCCATAGTCTGAACCATTGCCTTCATGTGCGCCAAAATAGCAATATGGAGGCGCAAATTCATTTAAGGCGTCAAACAATTCTTCAAGGTCCCACTTACAATCGTCAGATTCATAATATCCATTGTCGTTATCCTGACATTCAAGCTCATACAAATTGTTATTCACTTGTTCAACCAGTTTTGTGTGTTCTTTGCCTGTATCCAGTTCAACTAATGTATCCCGAAAACAAGGTATCAAGTCTTCTGGACGCATTGTGTCGCGCGATATGGCACCGAGTTCAGCATTCATTGTGTGTTCCCCTGGTTATTTTTGGCTAGTTTAGACAGTTTTTTGATATAATCGTTATTTGGCACAGACGCGGGCATCGCGACTGCTGCCTTTCTTGCAAGGCGCCTTGCAAGACGCAATTTGAACTGTTGATATGGACTTAAATTTTCCATTAGGCTGTCTCCATTAAAATTTGGTCTAATTCTTCTTGCGTGGGGACGCGTGGATTGTAATAATGACGACCACGGAAATTATAATCAACACGACGCCAGTATGTCCCCCAATTTCCACCGGACCTATATTGCGATAAAAAATATACACTACCGCCGGCTTGTAAATGTTTCCGTTCACTGGTGGACAAACCAACAACAGATTTAAACTGGTCTGTTCCACGTCCCGATTGCACAGCTGTTGTAGATATTTTCATTTTAAACCCCTTATGGTGTATGCTGCTGTCGTTTATTGCTTGTCTTGCCAATATACGTATATATAATATGTATGTCAAGACATATTACGCCCCTTGACAGATTAAACCTGATTGCATACATTTATACCGTAAACTGCTGGGAAAAATATTCCGACCAAATAATCGAAGGACAAGGGAAGTCTCATAATAATAATAATAATAAATGCCGATAACATACACGATACCTGGATTTAAGCGCCTGTTTAGGTCTACAGGGCTGACGTTTGCTGAGTTCAGGGCGATTACCACTGTATCCGTATCGACCCTGCAAAATCTGTGTAAACGCCCAGATAAAGTGACGCCCATTGTTGCGTCACGGATAGCGAAGGGGTTGGGTTGTACTATTGCCGACCTGATTGAGCCGCCGTCTCTCAAGGGAGCCCTGGACGATATCGTAACAGAGCTCAGGCTGTATCGTGCGTTTATGGTGGAAGTATACGAACAATATGGTGAGAAATTACCGGAAATTGATTGAGCAACTAAGTTGGTGTAAAATATAGAGATAGCATGTTTATATGTGACCAGGTGTTCATATATGAACAGTCATGTGTTCACATATGAACAGTCATGTGTTCGGATATGAACAAGTGATCGAATATGAATGTTCAAATACGATCACTGGCACGGCGAATTTGCTATTGAATCGAAGCGATTTTAATTACCCGCCCCCCCAGTACAGAGTAAAATAGGGTTGTTCCCCGGATTTGTTTTTGTTCCCCATCGGTATTCGGTGTATTGTTCACGTCTTGTCTCACTGTAGGCAAGACCGAAGGATGGGTAACGGGCTTTATGGTGATGGAAGTGGTAACGATTTTCTCAGTATTTCATGGTAGGTAGGATATGGTGACAGAGCGTAGTGTTTGTGCTTTACGCAAAGAGCTTTATGATAGGGTTAGGGTGGGTATAGATTATCAGTTGTTTCAACTTGCTGAGATAGAGTTTAGATATCCGCGTGTGTATTGGGAATTGCGGAAGACACTTGATGTATCAAAGGATGCTGGCAATGGAATTAGCGGTTCATCAGCGTAAGCAATTGATGGAGTATATCAACAGTGGCAGTGTTACGGCATTGCAGCGTTATTTTAATGATGCGACTGCTGGTTTTGCACAGTTGGTGCGTATTGCTAATGGTGAGCCAAGAGTCAGTGTGGATAAGAAGGGTAGTGAGATTAGGGAGTATCCGAGTTTTAATGAGCAGATTCAGGCGGCTAAGTTGATGATGGATAAGAGTATTCCATCTTTGAAGGCTTCTCATGTTACGCAGCATCATGTTTCTCATAAGTTGGAAGATGTGGATGCTTCTGGTTTGGTTGATGAGTTGAATGAGTTGACGGCAGTTGCTGAAGCTATGAAGCGTAAGGAGTCGGCATAAATGGAAGATATCGAGTCATTGAAGCGGCAGATTGCAGAGTTGAAGGGTTATATATATGCCCAGGGTGGTCGTGATGACTTGATGGCTTTTACTCGTGCGATGATGCCGACGTATGAATGTGCTGCGCATCACAGGTTAATTTCTGATAAGCTGATGGCTGTGGAGCGTGGAGAGATCAAGCGGTTGATGATATTTATGCCGCCACGCTCTGGCAAGTCTACTTTGGCATCTATATATTTTCCTGCGTGGTTTATAGGTAAAAATCCTACCAAGCAGATCATCACTGCTTCTTATAGTGGTCGTTTGAGCGAAGATTTCGGCAGGAAAGTAAGAAATACGATATCTGATCCAGAATACGGCAAGATTTTTAGCGAGACGCAGTTGGCACAGGATTCTAAGGCTTCTAACCGTTGGCATACCAACAAAGACGGTGTTTACATGGCCGTAGGCGTGCAGGGTGCCACTACGGGACGGGGAGCAGACCTTTTTCTTATCGATGATCCGATAAGAGATGCTGCGGAAGCAGATTCGGAGCTTATTCGTGACAAAGTATGGGATTGGTTTGCTACTGTTGCTTATACCCGTCTTCAGCCTAATGGCGCTATTGTCGTGGTGCAGACGCGATGGCATGAGGACGATCTTAGCGGAAGATTGCTGGAAGACATGAAAAATGGTGGTCAGCAGTGGGATATTCTTCGTTTGCCCGCCATTGCGGAGTATGACGATGTGTTGGGACGGGAAGTGGGAGCAGCACTGTGGCCGGAGTGGTATTCTTTAGAGACTTTGGAAGAGACACGGAGAATCCTTTCAACGCAGGGTGGCAACCGCTATTGGAGTGCGATGTATCAGCAGAACCCTGTCCCTGATGATGGTGAATTTTTCAACAGAGAATGGATAAACTATTACGAAGAGCGTCCCAAGACGAGTTCTTTGACGATATATGCGACATCTGACTATGCCGTAACAGACAAGGGGGGTGACTATACCGTCCATATGGTCTTCGGCATCGACCAGGAAGCGAACATATATGTTTTGGACTGTTACAGGGCGCAGAGTTCTTCTGATGAGTGGGTAGAAGTACAGATTACGATGATGAAGGAGTGGAAACCGTTAGAATGGGTAGGGGAAAGGGGACAGATAGAGTCGTCGGTAGGGCCATTTCTTCGTCAGATCATGAAAGAGCGCCGTGTTTATTGCAACATCAACAGTTTGCCGAGTATCCAGAGCAAGGCACAGCGAGCACAGAGTATCAGGGGAAGAACGGCTATGGGTAAGTTGTATTTTCCCAAACATGCCCACTGGACTGATGATGTCGTCAGTGAGATGTTGCACTTCCCACATGGTAAGAATGATGATGCGGTAGATTGTCTGTCTTTGATGGGCAGGATATTAGATACGACGTGGAGCAGGGGATTTGGTGTTGTAAGACGAAAAAATACGGACTTACGATATGGTGCAAACATCATAGAAGGTGCTCGTCAGGCAGAACTTAATGTCATGGAGTTGGCATGAAAACTGAAGAGATAGAGCAGTGGCACAAGAAAATAACGCAGCGCGAGAAGTGGATGAAGGAAAAGCGCGTAGTATGGGACGAACTGTTCTGCCGGTACAACCTTGACCTTTCCGTAGCAGGTA